TACAAAAAAATGGAGATGATATTGAAGTACAAATGGGGTCATTATTTGATCCAGGTACTACATTAGTCGCTAACCAGTGGCAACACGTTGCAGTTACTAGATCAGGCAGTACTACTACTTTATTTATTAATGGTATTTCACAAGGTACATCATCAGTTGATGCAGGCTCAAGTCAAGCTGGTTTTGAAATAGGACAAAGAAGTAACGGGAGTAATGGGTACTCAGGTTATCTACAGGATATCCGTGTGTACAAGGGACAAGCTAAATACACTGCTAATTTCAAACCTCCAAGCCGCAACGACTTCACGGTTAATAATTTAACTGAAGCTGATTCAAGTAATCCTCATAATATAGACTCCCTCGTCGACACTCCAACTTCATACGGAACCGACACTGGGGCTGGTGGAGAAGTACGAGGTAATTATTGTACGTTAAATCCTTTAGCAAAACATTCTAATATTACTCTTTCACAGGGTAATTTATATATGTCTACTAGTGGTACAGGTAGAATACACGGTACTATGGGTGTATCTTCTGGTAAATGGTATTATGAGTTTACCTGGGGTTCCGCTGCTAATCATTCAGCTCTAGGTTGGGCACTTACATCGAATGTATACGATACTACTGATTATTTAGGTAAAGATTCTAGTAGTTGGATATATTATGGTTATGATGGTAAGAAAGCTCATGCTGACTCTTTCCAAGCCTATGGTAATGGTTATTTAACAGTTGGACATGTAGTTGGAGTAGCCTTTGACGCTGATACAAGAACTCTTTGGTTCTCGGTAAATGGTACTTGGCAGAACTCAGCAACTGCAACTGAAATTGCTAATGGTACAACTACTAATGCAGCCTATACTGGAATGGGTAGTGAAGGTGATATATTTGTACCAGCTCAGGGAGAGCAAAACTGTAAAGGTACATTTAACTTCGGTCAACGTGCATTCAAATACACAGCACCTTCAGGTTTCAAATGTTTATGTACCCAAAACCTCGATGATACATTTACTGAAACTGACTTAAATAATCCATCTAAATTCTTCGATGCAAGAACATATACTGGTACTGGTTCAGCTTTAACTCTTCCTGCGAATTTTAGTACAGATTTCTCTATCATGAAGAGGCGTAATCAAAGTTCAAATGCTCAAACTTTTGATAGAGTAAACGGATATTCAAATACTTTAGCAACACCTAGTAATGGTCAACTAGCTGCTGTATCCATGATTAGTGCAACTACAGATACCTCATATACATTAGGTACTGATGGAAGTGTAAATGAAGCTGATGACACATATGCACATTGGATGTGGGATGCAGGCTCAGCTGTAGCTTCAACTTCTAACAGTGGTAGTGCTACTAACTATACCCGATGGACTAATGCTACAGCTGGTTTCTCAATAATTAAGGCTACTATTAGTACAGGTAGTGGTTATCATCAAAAGACAGTAGATCATGGATTAGGTGTACCACCTGATCTCATACTTGGAAAAGGTCTAGATGCTAATGAAGATTGGCTTGTTTATCATTCAAGTATTGGTACATCAGGCGTGCTAAATTTAAATGATGATGGAGTTGTTGATACAAGTACTTCATGGAAGTATACTAATACCAGTAATTCACAATTCACATTTGATAGTTATGGTGCAGCTCAAAATATGATCTATTATACATGGGCAGGAATTCCTGGGTATAGTTCGTTTGGAAATTATGAAGGCAATGGTGCTGCTGATGGTACTTTCGTGTATTGTGGCTTCCAACCTAAATTTATTCTACTTAAAAATATAGATAGTACCGATAATTGGCATATCTACGACACTTCTAGGAATCCTGGTAATATAGCTAATTATTATCTATTCCTTAATAATAATAATGGTGGATATACCAATGATGGTTCTAATGATAATAGAAAATTAGATATACTTTCTAATGGTTTCAAACTAAGAGAAGATGATTATATTAACTCTGCTCATACATTTGTATTTGGAGCTTTTGCAGAACTACCGTTTAAAACAGCGAGGGCAAAATAATGGGATATAAATATCAAGGTAAAAAATTATTAATGGATAAACCTTTTACCGATGTAAATGGTACTAAATATCCTAAGAATTGGTTGAGATTATCATCAGAATACGATAAAGCTAAAGTACCAGGTGGTGCTGTTACATGGGAACCGGATTAAGTCCTTCTTATATTCTACCCAATCCAATTGTTATAGGTCCAACAGAGCTGCCTAGGCCGTCCTTAGATGCGCCTTCAGGGGAGATACCAACATATCTACCTATGTATGTTGGACCTGGACAGTTGGAGCCACCTGAAGGCGTTACATCAGAGGAAGAGGATGCTAATGCCAATAGACCACAGCCAAAGAAGGTAGAGATACCTTTTACTAACTATAGGATGCCGATACCAGAAGAAGAGATCATGGTCACTGCAGCTACTACTGCAGCGATCTCGGTTGCGGCGACTCTGACAGCCACCAGTCTTTTTAAGCAATGTGTAAAGATATTCAAACCTATCATTATGCAGCTTGCAAAACGAATACAAAAGAAATTCACCAAAGATGGAGACACCAAAAAAGAATCTTCTGGATAAATTAAAAGATGGTATAGATGATAAAGAGGAACAGATACAAATCCTAGGTACATTTGTACGTTTAGGAGTTGTTGTCTGGGCTGGCTTTATTATAACCCTTAACTATGTAGAATTACCAATGATCAAGAAAGGATCAAGTGGCGATATAACCTTTGTAGCTAGTGTCTTCACTGGAGCGCTGGCGACTTTTGGGCTCAATACTAGTAATTCTAAGGGCAAAGGCCCTTCTACACCCGTAAATTGTCCTATGGCTAAGAAAAAAGAAGAATGAAACGATGGCTAATACTCTTAGCACTGTTATCCCCCTCGGTAGCAAGAGCGAATACGATTACTCCCCAGTTCACCCAGGGCAGTATGAACGCAACTACCACCACAACTCAAACGGTAAACGAGACCGTGACACAAAAGGTATATGGAGGCGAATACAAGCACTGGAGTGGTTCAAACGTAACCCCTTCAGGAGCTATAAGAGCTTCAGACACGACCTTTACAGTAACCAACGCTGGAGCAGACTTCCAGATAGAGACAGTAACCAGAGCAACAGACGCTCTAGTAGAGCAAATAGATATAACAAGAACAATAACAACAAACGCTACTACCACATCTTTATCTACCTTCTCGCAATAAGCTCTTGTGCTCCTGCACCAGTGATTGCTGAAGATGATACGTATAATAATGCGGCACCTAGTAGTACTGCAACAGGCAATGTGACCAACCAAGCAGTGCAATTCCAAAACAATGGTGCCCCAAGTAGACAGACAATGGGTAAGCAACAGGTAGCCTGTAATGGTCCTACCTTTACTTTCTCACCTTTCTGGCTAGCTAGTGAGAATAAACCTTACGATCCTGAGAGTTATGCTAGAGGATGGAACTATGGAGGTCAATTGAACTTCATGTTCCCTCTAGATGGCTCTATTACAGAGCAATGTAAGGCAATGTCCAAGCGGCTAGAAGAAACACTTAGACTAGAGTACGAATTAACACGTATAGATCGTTGTGCATCCCTTATGAAGAAAGGTTTTACCCTACGAGAAGGTTCTGACTTTGTACATCTCTGTCATGATGTCGTACCTATAGTCTTACAACCAATAAAAGTAACCACTAAAACAAATGATGATCACCCTAATTAAGCCACTCTTAATCGCTTTCGTTCAAACTTCTGCAGTTAAAAATCTAATAGTTGATCTATTAGCCGTTGCTGCAGCTAGAACTGATAATAAAGTGGACGATCAAGCTGTAAAATTGATAAAAGAGAAATTACTCAATGAAGAAAGCAACTGAAGAGAAGTTTAATGAGCTTCATAACCTTGTCACTCTTGAATTCCTTAAGCGGGTCAAGAGTGGCGAGGCTTCGGCACATGAACTTAAAGCAGCTTGTGACTGGCTGAAGACAAATGATGTCACTGGAG